TTTTAGTTAATGTAAAGTGTGTTGGTGTATCTGAATCATATTGTGATATTTTTTCTACTCGTGAATCAAGTGATGATGATGTTTTAAAATTAACATCATCTAATAATCTAAAAGTTCTTCCACTTTTGGATGAAAATATACTATCTGCATTTACCATTAATGCATAATCTAAATCAGGTGTTACACTTGTACCATCATCTTCTGCTGGTACTTCAATTGTTATCTCACTAAGTACTGATGCTGGATGAGATAGTTTTGGTTTATATCCAAATGATTGTGCAATTTTATAAATATTCTTTGTTTCTTCTGCAGCGTGTAATAAGGTTTCTCTGTATTGAGTGTCGATATAAAATGATAAAGTATCCCCAACATAACTTGCCATTTCAATAAACATCATACCTGGTGATGATTCGTTAAAATCATTGTATGCTGTAGGATAATATGATTTGGCGTATTCTAATAGATTAGCTCTAATAGTAGAAAACTCTCTACCAATATATCTAATATCTCTTTTTTCTTTTTTCTTATTTAGACCATAATCTACATCATTAGCCATTTTACTCTCCTGCGTTAAAATTAAAAGTTATTGTTTCAGGTGAATCTGGGTCATCAACTGTCACAATAAATTCTAATGTAACTACTATTTGGTTTGGGTTTGCTTCATCTTGTACCACAAAAACATTTTGTGCTTTTATATAAGGTAACCATTGTTCTAATGCTTCGTGTATAGTTTCTTCAATACTATCACTTAATTCTGGCCCAACTTGTTCAAATATTAATGCTGGTAAATTACTACCAAAATCTGGTTGACCAACTCGCTCACCTTTCATAGTTAATAAAAGATTTTTTATATTTGAAAATGCTTGTTCCTTGACTGTTTTTGCTCTTGGAAAAAATCCTACATTATCACCTTGATAAGTTAATGGAAATGTACAACCGAAGAAAGAATCTTCATCCTCATTAATCTGTTGGACAGATGGATTATTCGTTAGGTTGACATTTTCAGGCATTATCTTTTACTCTTCATCTTATCGTGTTTCATTAAAGCACTATAATCTTTTGTTAGGGCATCTACTACACTCTCAGGTACTTGGTCTGAACTAACTCCAGCTTCTTTCATTGTTTGTACCGCTGCAACTTTTCTTGCAGTTTCTTTATCACCACCAAATCCAGCATCTGCATATCCTAATAGTTCTGCTGCTCTACTTGAATCAAAAGCTCCTCCACCCATTGTTGGATATTCATCCGTTTCCATATTAGCAGTTTCATTAAGAATACTATTTAGAGATTCATTAGATGTATATTGTTTAACAACTGGTTTCTTCTTTACGATTTTTCGAACCTTTTTCTTCGCGATTGGTGCGGTTGATTTGAGAGTAGTACTTCTTTTAGTCTTTAAGCTATTTATTCCCTCATTAATAAATATCTGTTTGACCTCTTTTTGTACTTCTATTCGTACTACTTCTTGTATTATTTTTACTAATTGCTTTTTAGTCATTTCTAACTCCTTTATCCTGGTACATTATAACCTGCAAATGGTAAAGGTGATGGTGCTGCTGGAAACAGTCCACTCACCTGACCTAAGTGCGTTTTAAAACTTTTTATTAATTGTTCTACAAAATCATCAACATCTTTATTTGCTGCTCCCAAAGGAACATATGCTGCAGTTATTCCTGGAACTATTACAGTCGCTCCTGCTGCAGTAACTCCACCCAACCAATACAATTTTAAACCTGTATCGAGTTGTAGTGGAAATGGTGTTACTCCGTAAGATTTAAAAGCAATTTTTAACATTGCTTCTAATGCTGCAACATTACCACTTGCTAATGGTGCGGGTGGTGCTGCTCCTACAGTCATTCCAAGTTTAATACACTTATCATATGATTCAGCAATTACTTTTGCCATATCATCTCCTGCATCTAAACCCTTTTTATACTCAGCTTTAAATATATCCCAACTCATAATTTCCTCTAAAAACTATTCCATTTGACTTAATTTTATTAAATATTCTTGTTGCTTCATTGCCATATCAAATGTAAGTGAATCCATTTTATTTTTATGTTTCATCTCATTGATAAGTTCTTCTTGTCGTAACTTCTCTACTTGAAGTTCAATTCTTAAATACTCTTCTTGTGCTTGTAATTTATTTTCTAAATCTGAAACTCTATTTTCCATAGTTTTATATGTCCCACCAATACCACCTAAAGCAGTTATCGTACTCAAGATAACTTTAATAGTATCATTCTTCATTACTCTACCAAATTCTTAGGACTCTTTATTTGTGAGAGTGTTGATTTTAAACTAGCTAATAATCCTGCACCAGGTCCAACTACTACTGGCCCTGTCGGTGCTAACAAACCAGTCTCAATTAATGTTAGTATATCATTTAACTTACTTTCTAATATCGCACCTAACACTAATGGTTCTGATGCTTCAACACTTCCTATCTTGGTAGTATCTGCTTCTATCACAACTTCCTTTGGTGCACAAATAGAAATATTATTATTACTACCAAAAACTATATCCCCACCATTCTTTGTATTAAAAATAATTCTATCTGAACTAAGTAATATATTTTTTCCCTCATATGGTGGTGGTGATAATTTACTTTCTATACCAGGTGTAAATGTTAATGGTTGATTTGTGGTTATGTAAACACTCGAACCATCTGTATCAATTTTTTCTTCTACTGGTTGTTTTGGATTTGGAAAATCATCTTTTGATTGTCCAGCATTTAAAATAATATTTGGTGAATCTTGATTATCATTTTTTATATCACTACCAATTCTAATAGTGTTTCCAAACCTACCCTCAATTAAAACATCACCCTCTTGTGGTAATAATCTTCTTACATCTTGCGTTGGTTCTAAATAGTAACCAACTTTTACACCTGTATCATCTTGTTCGTTTGCAGTATCGATATTATCAGATACTAAAGTATCTTTTGATTTACCTTTACTTAATCCGTGTTGTGTATTAAAATTGGGATTACCAAAAAAATTTACTTGTGTTGTATAGAATAATTGTCCAAGATATTTTACACCAATTACAATTTCACCAATCACTGGTGTAGTTTGTATATTTGGATTTAATGGTTTGTAATCACTTAACTTATCAATGTTTTTTCCAGTCTCTGAAATTACTAACCTACCCTTAACTCCACCAAGATAAGTATAATCAGGCCCATCACTTCCTTGTGGGAAAGAGTTTTTTGTATCATCTAAATGTACCTCTAATACTTCTAAAGGTTCTAATTCATAAAACTGACCAGGTTCATCTGATATTTCTTTTATTAATCTTAATGTAGATTCAACATTTTGTACTCTATTACCCGTTATTGGACCAGATTTAGTTCCACTTTTAGGTTTGATATTGTATGACATTAGCTATCTAATTTTGCAGTTATGTTATCCGAATGGTCTTGAAGTTCTTCGACCGTGCTTTGAATGTTATTCATTAATTGTTCTTTTTCTCTATCACTCAACATAAAGTTATCATCATCATCACCCTTATTACCAGCAGTTGCCATTCTCTGTACAATGGTTGCCAACTTAACAAGTTGTTCATCATTCTTTACATTGATTTCTAAATACTCTTTCAACATAGGAATTATTTGTACGGCCGTATCGCCATCCTTGATAAACCCAACCACCTCTTTCATCAGTACTTCTAACTGAGTCTTGTTCTTGTTTGAGTTATCATAAATGTCCTTAAATACATCTGATAAGGTTTTACCCTCGAAAACTTCGAAATCTATCGCCATAATTTTACCTATATTGTTACAATAATAAATATCAAATTCTTAAAAAATTGGTGTATATAAATATATATGAATAAATTTTTCCTAATATATACAATAGTTATTATTTGTTGGTAAATAAACTCCGACTAAATTGATTAACTAACGGGAGATATAACCATATGAAGGAAATCATAACACTCGTAAAAGGATACGCAGATGACTTAGCTCAACTGCTGTTATCGCTGGTAGCCATTGGTGCGGTTTCTGAAATTATATTCGGAAGCGGTATCTTCGGCGTTAATGTTATTGGTAACCTAACAGCAATTATTAATAATTTCGGCGAATCTGGTTTCGCTGGATTAGTCGCATTATTGGTGTTGGTGGGTTTATTCCGTAAGTAGTACTATATCGGATGACTAAATAAAGGGGGAGCTTATCCGAGTTCCCCCTTTTTAATTTATAAGAGATAAGGTTTTTTTAGCATTAAATCTACCAGCTTTAGGCCAACCATTTACAGCACCATCACTTTCACCTGGTGTTTTAATCCAAAGATAAGCATCACACTTTCTTGAATTAGTTCTGATAGTAGGTTCTTCACCAAGTTTCATATCTTGTGGATTGAATGTTTCCCAAACCTCGTTACCATTTCTTGATGTATCTATAACATAATTTAAATTTGTTTCTTCAGATATTTTATCACCATATCGTAAACACTTATCTGTTGTTACGAAATTACTCACATTAATAGAAAAACCCTTTATATCACCTTTGTTAAATAAATTAAGATAAGTTGCAGCATCTGTTTTCTTTAACCAATTTGGATGTCCAATATCAAGATATACTTGTGCATTGGTATTTGATAATAAACCTAAAGCTTTTTTAATCAACCTTGTACGATTAGTTCGTTGAAAGAAATTCATCTTTCTCATATGTGGAATTGCATCTGGTTCAAAAATAATTATTGGTTTAAAATTTCCAATACCTAAAGCAATATCACCAACATATTTTAGATATTGTTTTTCCGATAATTCCAATCTTGTTGATATAACTTCACTCAAACCAACTACCAGTTCGTTTAGTATCAACCGAGCCAGTAGTTAAATATGCCTTGTGTAAATTGTTATGATGTTTCTTCATCACATTAATTACACGAGTTATGTGTTGTGTATTAGAACCAGTCATTTCACGAATAAGAATGTATAATGCTTTCTTATTAAAGTTATCGATATTATGTCTCATATCAATTAACTCTACTACCGAATTAGCAACATCCAAATCTTTCTTTCGTTTAAAGACTGTAGTTAAATTATTTCTCCAATAATCAGCAAGTTGTTCGATGTACTCCATCTTCATACTACGAGATTCTTTACCACGAAGTTCTGTGACTGGGTCTCTTTTATAATCCATCACATCCTCACTATCGTGTTGTTTCATCTTCTTGTAATTATTGTTGTTGTGTAGAATCAAATAGTTCTTAGCAACAATACTGAAATAACTAAATGCCTTTCCCTTACCCTCAGCAAATTTGTGAATATTCATATATAAGAATGAAACCACTTCGTGTTTAACATCCTCACTTGGAACATCAAAGTAATAAAACTTAAA